GCGAAGCAGATGCAGTTGCTTATGCTGCACAGAAAGCGCTAGATGATGCAGCAGCACAGGCTAAGGCAGAGGCTAAGGCAAGCGCCGAGGCTAAACTTGCAGTACTTGGTCTGACCGCAGACGAGATCGCAGCACTAACCTAACGTATGGAAAAAAGCGCTAACGGCTGGCCTGCATCTGCAGATCCAGAGGCTATTAACATAGTACGTAAGCGCGTCCCTGGTACAGATCTAAAGCTACGTGTAGCTAAACCTGTAGCGCCTTTACTAATTGGATTTGCGGCAGAATTTCATAAGCTAGTAGAGCCTATAGATGAGGGTAAAACCCTGGACGACTGGGGGTACTGTTATCGAAAAGTTAGAGGGTCTAATACCGTAGTCTCTAATCACAGTAGCGCTACGGCCTTAGATCTCAATGCTCAAAGTCATCCGCTAGGAGCTGTTGGTACTTTTAACGATGAGCAAGTAAAGATAATTAACCGTTTATGTCGTAAATATGGTCTAAGATGGGGCGGTAATTATCGTAACCGTAAGGATGAGATGCATTTTGAGATAGCTCTAAATGCAGTTCAAGTCGAAACCTTAATAAGAGGTCTAGAGATGGAGACGGATGAAAACGAAACAGAAAAAACAGATCAAGACAGCGCAAGAGGTGGCGGCCTCATGGGGACGCGCCGCGCTTAGCGCAGCTTTAGCTTATTACTTAGCTACTGGCGACGTAACGATAAAAGGTTTAAGTAGCGCTGCGGCAGCTGCCGTATTACCGCCTCTTATGCGGTATCTAAATCCTAAGGATTCGCTAGGACGTGGATAGCCTTTTTATGCAGCTAGGCGTAATAGCGGCTGCAACCATATCAGGGGTAGCCGCTATATTCGCTGCACGTGCAGAAAAAAATAGCCGCCCAGTATCCAACGGATTCGCCGCTGAGGTATTAGGCGATCTACGCGAGTTAAGGCGTATGCTATTTACGCATCTAAAGGATCACGACAGAGAGGGACAAAATGACAAAAATTGTAATAATTGTACCGACAAGAGGACGACCACAAAACGCAAAAAGGCTACTGAAAGCTTGGAAAGATACTAAAGCTGTCGCAGATCTTTATTTTGTCTGCGATATAGACGACTGGTCTATGCGCGATTACCAGGCGCTAGATGACATAAATATAATAACAAATCACATAACAGCCGCAGGCATGGCGCAGCCTCTTAACATGGCGGCGATGATGCTCTTAGATGACACAAAGTACGATCGTTATAGTTATTTTGGCTTTATGGGCGACGATCACGTACCTCGTACCGAGTACTGGGATTATAAATTAGCTTTACAGCTGCCACCTAATAAAAACGGTATTGCATACGGTAATGACCTACTGCAAGGTGGTAACCTGCCTACTGCCTGTCTAATGACGAGAGGCATCGTAGAAAATCTAAAAGGCATGGTACAGCCAGGGGCTAAACACCTGTATTTAGATAATTTTTGGAAGCAATTAGGCCAGGATATTAATAGCCTGCATTACGTAGAAAATATAGTAATTGAGCATATGCATCCACTAGCAGCTAAGGGTCAAATGGACGACCATTACGCACGTGTCAATTCGGAACAGTATTACACGCACGATAGGGCTGTTTATGAGGCTTTTATAAATAGCCAGGTGTATCGCGATCTCGTAGTCGCGGTATCGTGAGGATATTACTTACTGGTAATAGAGGATTCGTAGGTCGTCATTTTACCTATGCTCTGTTAAACCATAACGTAACCTACGTCGATATAAAAGATGGCATAGATGCTAGGGATTTCTTTCGCCGCGATGATAATTATTACGATCTAGTAATACATCTGGCAGCTGTCGTAGGTGGTAGACAGACTATCGAGGGCAGCCCTTTATCGTTAGCTGTAGATCTATCAATAGATAGCGAGATGGCATCCTGGGCGGTGCGTAATAAGCCTGGGCATATTCTTTACTTTAGCTCTAGCGCTGCCTACCCTGTAGAGCTACAGACCTTAGATCTAAAGAGGATGCTTACAGAAAACGATATTAACCTTAGAGATATACGTCTGCCTGACTACACGTATGGCTGGGCTAAATTGACTGGCGAGATGCTATGCGAGCATTTGAGGCGCGACGGTTTAAGCGTCACAGTGCTAAGACCCTTTAGCGGCTATGGTGAGGATCAGACCTTAGATTACCCTTTCCCTAGTTTTATGGAGCGAGCAGCTCGTAAAGCTGACCCTTTTACTATCTGGGGATCTGCTCTAACTACTAGAGACTGGATACATATAGAGGACATCGTAGAGGCCTCGCTCTTGCTAGCTAAAGACCGTATGAGCATAAATATCAACCTATCTACAGGCAGGGCTACGACCTTTATGGAGCTGTTCAACCTAGTCACGCGGCAGATGGGCTATAAACCAGCTGTAGAGGTCGATGAGGGTGCGCCTAAAGGCGTTGCCTACCGCGTGGGTAATCCAGCCCTGCTAAAGAGCCTGGGCTATGAGCCTAAAGTAACCCTAGAGGTGGGCGTGGCTAGAGGCTTGACTGTCTGGAGGTCGTAGTACGATAGGAGGGTCTGGAACCCCTCAACCCTCCAGACAAAGGGACAGATATGCAATTTATAAAAGAGTACACAGATCTATTTATATGGCTGTGTGGTGTAGGTATTTTTATGTGCGGTTATTACATAGGACATTACTACGGTCATCAAACAGGATTCGTACGCGGTCGCGTAGCTGGTCGTAAGCATCCATCGATGACAGGTGGCGACCGATGAATAAGATTTATAACTACGCCGTCACCTATGCAGCTTTAGGTTTTAAGATCCTACCTTTAGGTATAGCAGCTAAACAGCCTCATAAAAAGCTGGCGCCTAGAGGTCTGTACAGCGCGACCGATGACATCAAAACGATTCATAAGTGGTTCAGCATAGAGCCAGATATAAATATCGGCATCGCCTGTAAGCCATCTAATTTAGTTGTCTTTGACGTAGATCTACGTAATGGCGGTACGACAGACGGCCTAGCAGATACCAGGCGCATAAAGACAGGTAACGGCTTTCATTACTATTACTGGGCTACGCCTGATATGACTTTCCCTGGTAAATGGCGCGAGGGTGTAGACATAAAGTGGAACGGCTACGTAGTAGCTGCGCCATCTAAGCATCCCAGCGGTAGCTACTATCTGGTCGATGACCTTACAGATATTAAACCTATTTCAGATTTAGTAGGTGTGTAGTGAACCTCAAAGACATAGCCGCAGAATTAGCAGCGCTGACAGTAATCAAAGACGCAGTAACAGACGCGACTAATAATTTACGAGAATTAGCTAAAGATGAGCTAACTAACGTAGGCGCTGATATGACGAAAGCTGTTATCGATAATCAAGAGGTGGCTAAGGTCACGCTAGTAAGTAGAGATGCATCTTTCGTCGTAACAGACGAAAAGGCTTTATTAACCTGGATGACTCATAACTTTCCCACTGAAATAGAGCCTAAGGTGCGCGAGTCATTTCGTAAAAAATTCTTAGAGACTTTAGCGATAACACCTGAAAGCCAGATATTTAGCACGATGACAGGTGAAGTATTACCGTTTATAGGGCTAGATTTTAAGCCTCCATATGTCTCTACGCGCTTTACTCCTGAGGGTAGGGCAGTCGTATTAGATGCCATACGAGAGCATCGAGTGACGTCGCTGCCCTGGCTAAATATGTATGTCGAGTCACAAAAGTTAAAGGAGATCGAATAGTGGACGAGAATCAGGCTAAGGCTTTACGTGCATCTTTTAGAGATGAACAAATACAAACTAAAAACATCGGACAGAGGTCGTATAACTTTATAAATCACGCTGTTATTACTGACAGGCTGATCTCTGTAGATCCTGACTGGTACTGGCAGCCGATGGGAATTTCAGCTAATGGCTCTCCAGTTTTAGATGACTTTAATGGTTTATGGATAAGGCTTACAGTATGCGGCGTAACGAGGATAGGTTACGGCGCATCTGAGCCGCATCAAAAAGGAGCCGATGCGGTAAAAACAGCTATCAGCGACGCTATAAAAAATGCAGCTATGAGATTCGGCGTAGCTCTTGATTTATGGGGCGCTGATAGTAATGGTTCGAGCGTAGAGGTGGCGGCTACACCTTTCACGCCATCTCTACGCTCTGTCCCAGCTCTTAAACCTGTAGAGACCGATAACGCTGAGCTAGCAGCTTTTTTAGATGAGCAGCGACCAGACTCACAGTCTACGAAAGTAATACCGCCAGAGGGTGAGCCTTACTGCAACCATCGAGAGATGGCCTGTCGTATCTACAGATCTGGGACAAGTAACAGCGGTAAGCCTTACGAGGGTCTATTTTGTCAGCGTAAGCCTTATACAGAGCAGTGTTCACCTATGTCTATGGATGGTAAGCCCTGGAAAAAATGAGGCCATTACCTCTAACAGACGACGATAAAAAATTAGCGAGACAGGCAGCGGATTTCTTTATCGAGTGGTCAAGAAAAACACAGGAGACAGATAACCCTCACACGAGAGCCGTTCCCTGGACTAATGACCACGAGCGTAAGTATGAGATGCAGATGGCCTACGGCGCAGAAATAGGGATAGCCAGACTTATAGATTTACCCTGGAACGGCCTTAACACCTTTAAGGATAAAGCTGACGTAGGCGATAATATTGAGGTGCGCTGGTCGCGCTCCGATAATCTAATCCTGCGCCACTACGATCGCGATGGCGACGTAGCCTTTTTAGTCCAGGGTTCGTCTTTAAGTACCTTATTCTTAGCAGGTTACTACCTAGTAACATCTGGGCGCACACCTGAATATAAGCTAGAAAATGAGCGCACCTGGTTTATACCTAAGGATAGACTCTACTCTTATCTGCCCATCAAAGGGGCTGTAGGGCAGTTTTTAGCCTCGTTTAGCGCTAGACGCATATAGATACATAGGCTTACGCTACTGAGGGTACGCGTAAGGACGAAAAGGACTGTCGACCGTCTGCGGTGGCAG